TGGGGGCGAACGTGGCGTTGTGCTTGACCCTAAACGTGTTGCTGGTGCCCACTACATCTAACTCACCAAAAAACATCAAACCATCTAAAACGGGACTGCCGTTGTATTGGATCACGGTCAGTGGATCAGCGTCTGGGTCCTGTAGTTCAAAGGGAGTACCCGACCTGACGGCGGCACCGCTGAAGTTGGAGCCGTTCGCAGTCCAGCACCATATGAGATACGTGCCCACGCCCAGTGTGAATTGTCCCGATGATAAACTGGTTATGCCACTGGGATCACTGACGATTGAAGTGATGTCTATCTGTGGGTCAGTGCTACTGACCGCCGTGCCTATCTGTAAAATCGCTTCCTGGAACACAGCCGCCTGTGTCTCGAATCTAGAGTTGGTTGAATTATACACCAAGGTGTCCTTGTCGCTGGGTGTGGTGATGTCAAACATATCTATTATGCTGTTGGTGTTGTCTATGTTGTTTTTGATGTCAGCACGTGCCAATCTCGGCTTGTCGCTGCCGCTATCCACGTTGCTTGTTGATGCCTTGTTGTTGCTGGGCCAAATAGCCATAGTGTTATCCTCCTATTTTAATTATTTCAATTACCACGTCTAATTGTTGTGGGTTGTTGCTGCCTATTGTATTGCTCGACCCACCATCATATGCCAAGGTGTTGGTGCCACCTCGGTCATAGAACACGTAGTATTTCCTGGTCTCACCGCTGGGTACCGTGAATTTGTATGCGTGGTTGGCGGCTCGTGCCCTTGTGTCATTGAAGAAACTGCTGTAGCCGTCCCACCTCGCCGGGTAGTTGTCCGTGCTGTCGCCGTCGTCCTCTATGTTCTTGATAACGTGTCCCAGCCAACTGGGTCCTTCAACAGAACCAAACGCACCATAGTTGGTGATGTAATAAGTCTGCTCACTCTGTGTGTTGAACAAGTACGTGCCCTCTGACAACTGCCAGCCATCGCCAGTTATGTCAGTGATCAAGCCAAAGGGGTCATACTTCAGTCGCCTGTCCAGCATCTTGTTTCGCCTGCCGTCTGCTGTGGTGGGGTAGATGCCCTCCTCGCTCTGTGTCTCGTCCAAGTCCTCCTCGAATCCCTTGTAGATCAGGAACGCCTTGGCCAGTGATTGTGCTGATGTTGTGTTGAACTCTCCCGCCGTGCCGTCGTATGCTAGGATTGATCCATTGGGTGTGTCAGTGGGTATGTCGAATGTGTCCGTTATGCTGTTGATGTTGTCTATGTCCTTCTTGATCTGTGCCCTGCTCAAGTTAGGTACGTCGGTGCCTTGGTCAATGTCTGTTGTGGTCGCTTTGTTCGAGGACGGCCAAGTGGTCATTACTCATCTCCATCATCAAAAGGATCACGCTTCTTCAATTCCGCCAGTTTCTTATTGAACTCTTGGTTGCTTTTATACCATTCAATTGGTGTTTTGATGATTTTATATATTTCCTGTAAGATATGCTTCATTAGGTCGCCGCCGATAATTTTGTTTTAAGAAGGTTAGCGTCATCAGTGTCTGTGGCCTCAATCTGCCTCCAAACACCATCTACCTGTTTCTCAAACTTGTAAGGCATCTTCCATATTGGTGTGCCTGAATCCACTGAATGTTGTATTACGGTATCTATCACGGTTGATAGATCTGCGTTTTCAACATCATTGGTTATGTCATAATTCGCTCTATACATTAATTGGTGCCTCCTGATCCTGGTCCGTCTGTATCTGCGATGTAGTTGATTGATCCTGTGCCTGTTTTAAACACCGTTGGTCCATCCGCCGGTGATTCTGTTCCACCATTCACCAAAGTGGTTCCATTGTGATACAAGAACAAGTCTGGCTGTGGTGCTCCACCACCCGTGCCATCCGTGCCTGGATCAACGAAACCATCCGTGTTGGCTGGGTCATAGAAATATCTCCTCACTGATTGCGATGTGAAATCCAAACTCTGCCCTGTGTAGATCCATATTGGACCTATGTCGGCGGCCCCACCAGCCTTACCAAAAGTCTCCGCACTGGCGCTGCCAGTTGATCCATTCCATCCCTGTGAAACAAGATGTCCCACGGTCATATTCTTAAACGCTCTGACATCGAAATTACTTCCAAAATTCTGATTTGAACTACTTGCCACGCCTGGGCCGTCATCACCGTGGAATATATGTGTGTTGCCAGGTGTAGTTGTATCTACTGGGGTTGCGTTAAGGTCTAAAGTTGCCATAACGCACTGCCAAGTGCCATCTAGGTAATTACTACGGTAATCAGTCATTGAAATGTCATTGGCGCCTGGAGTTCCATTGGTTCCATATTTTGTGTAAGTGTTGTTGCCTGAATCTAACATTCCTAATGTATAGCCAAAACCCGTGTCATACAAGAAATAAGCCTGTTCAGCACTACCGAACCAGTTAGGGTTTAATAGCCTCCATCCCAAACTGCCATTTGTTAAATTGCTGACGCCATTGACCCTGAACCACATCACCGTGGATATCTTCCTGTATTCGCCTCCTGTTGAATCACCTCCAACGATCACATCACCGGTGGTTGATACTGATTGGCTGTTTAGGTTGGTGTCAAAGTAATACGCCGCCTTGTTGGCTCCATCTACCGCCGCACCATCATTGAATGCTCCTATGCCGCTCGCCGCCGCGGCTGGTGCCGCTGTGGTTAAAATTGATTTCGCTAAACCCAAAGGCATTCGTGTCTCCTATGCGTATGCTTGGGCTATGTTGCCCAAGTAGTTGGTGCCGTCATTGAATATGGTTATAACATCGATTGAGCTGGCCGCTGTTGAAAGCGTTGGTGTGCCACCCGCAAACTTGACTGCGGTTGATCCATCAGTGCCAAACGTCGCCGTCCTCGATCCCGTGCCGTCTTGTGTTATGATTATGGTCGCTGTCTGTCCCGTGCCGAGATTGCTGATGTTGAACTCCGTGTTGGTGCCTAACGTGATCGTATGTACTGGGGCCAACCCACAATCAACCGTTATTGTAGAACTTGACGTCAATGCGTTTATTGTCTCCCTGTATCTCTCTATGGTGCCCAGTCTCGATTCCGCAGTATCGCTCGCGGAATAAAATGCGTAGTTGTTGGTGCCACCTGTTCCCGGTGTGTAGAATGCGTAGTGGTTTGTTATGGTCGCGGAACCCGAACTCTGGTTGTCCGTGTAAGCACTACCATAGTAGTCATACACGTTGGTCATCGTCAATGCCGCCGTTCCGTTGTTCTCTACACCATTGGTTGTCCTCACACCGTAAGCGTTATCGATCGTGATGTCCTGGTTGTGATTGCTGTAGTCCTGTATGTAAGCACCAGCGTCAATGCCACGCAGTGTGGCCAGTGTTGAAGCACCCGCACCGCTGTTCTCGACCTGTCCCCAAGCCCCTATGGCCACCGGTCCCCTCGAACTACTGGCGTTGGTGTAATCGAATCCTGCTAGATCCACGTTTGAGTTCGCGTGTATGGCCCTTGGCCTGAAGTCTGCGTCCGTGCCCGATCCGGTCAGCGTGGTGTTGTGTGCTATGATCGAGTTGTATGTTCTGTCCGCGATGCTACCAGCATCCACGCTTTCCACCGTGGCTATGATCGTGTTGCCCCGATTGGCTGTGCCAGCAACGTTTGAATAAAGTGTTGAGTTGAATATGTTGCTGTCATCACCCGCGATGTGAATCGCACCCGTGCCGTTAGCACTGATGAACAGGTTGTCATTTGACCTTGTTGCGGTTATCTTGTTGTCGTCTATGCTGACCGCGTCATTGCCTATCGATGTGCCCGCCGTTATGCTTCCGCCCGCTGTGATGTCTGTCGTAGCACCGATCGTGGTCGATGCTGTCATATTGCCCGTGATGGCCAACGTTGAACCATCAAAAGTCAAGTTTGCCTCACCATCTAATTCAGTCGTTGTAGCACCTATGGTCGTCAGCCTGTTTGCCGCTTGGTTGTTCAATGCTGTTATGCTGCCGGCCTGGTCAGCGCCTGTTATGGTCAGCGTGTCGCCGCTCAAAGATGTTGTGATGTTTGAGCCACCCGCTATTGTGATTGTTTTGTCATCTGAAACTTGTAGCACCGTTGAGCTGTCATCTGCTATGCCCCAAGTGCTGTCTCTTAAATTAATTAGGTTTGAGTCAAGTTCAGCGTGTGTAAGGGCACTAGTCGCTACCTCCGTAGCACTAACGCTTGATGTGCTCGCTGTCCTTGTCTTTAAATGGGCTTTTGTCATTGTGGTATAAACTCCTTGTCTTAATACTTGATTATTTATACTACTGACTATACAATTTGACTTTTTTTTGCTTCTCTATACAGATTATGATGTGTGTTCTGTGATGCTGGTCCTCTACTGCGATCTCCCAACCCTGTAAGGGATCGTAGTGCGTGTGTGTTATGGTGTAGTGATCTATGCCCAGGTGGTTCAACAGCACTCGCGGCATAGTCCTTATGCTGGTAGTGATGTTGTGTGTGCTACACTTCAAAGAGGTTGTTGAATTCACTGCTCTTGTTGGGCTTGCTGGGTTTCTTGTTCTTGCCGGGCTTCCTGTGTATCTCGCCAATTGTTGGTCGGTGATCAGCGTCAAAGCAGTTGGCCTTGTTAGCAAAGGGCACAAGATCAAACACCTCCACGTGATGCCCTGGGTTGTTCTTGAACTTGTCTATGAGATCTACCCAATTGACGTAGTTCCTCATCTTGGGGCTGACCTGACAACTCCAAATCTCCCTCCTGCCATCTTCAAACGGCACAATGAATATGAGTTTGTGTTGTAGCCCGGCGTACTTGTGTTGGTTGGGGCCTTTGTATTTGTAGTCTTTGATTACGTCAAGTAGTGCTTCCATTATCTCTCTCCTTCCGCTCTGGGTACAAGCTCGCAGTTGTGCCTGCTCCAGGGCTGTCTGTCATCTATTCTCCGCAGTGTGAGGTCCTTTGCCTTCTTTCCCCTCCTGTCAGTGTTGTTGTGCCAAAAGTGGTAGTAGTCCTCAAACGTCATACTCCAGGGCTCGTCCCTGAACTTGGCCTGTGCCTTGGCCATCAAGTACCACCTGTTGATTATTCTCTTCTCGTTGTCTGGGCCTTGTTTCCAACGTTCCGGGAAGGTTAGGCCCTTCTGTCCGCTAACATAACCCCTAAAGCTCATTGCTTGTCCTCCCTCTCTTTTTGTCTCTGTTTTATTAGATCAATAATCTTCTCTGCCCTGTTGTCTTGATCTTTCTTGATCTGTTTCAAAGCCTGTTGTAGTTTGAAAGTGTTGATGGGCACTGCCTTGTCGCCCGCCTCTGCCGCGATCATTTTGAGTTCGTCGATCACGCCCTCCAATACGTCGATCAAATCAATTATGTCCTGCTTCTTCATTGCTTGCCCTGCCTGTTTGCCTGTTTGACACGTTTGACCCAACTGGTGCTGTTGGCCCTCACTATGTCCGCTTTGTCTGTTGCCTTGAGCTGTGTGCCGTCCTCGTATCTAACGTCTCCGTACGCCTCGAGCGCCATCTCGGCACTCTTAACGATCAACTCGTCTATGTTGTCCTCTATTTCTCTCAATGTCATTTTATTACGCTATGTCCTCTGTTTGTAAGGCACTGCCTCACAGCGTGCCTGTATGTTGATTGACGCTTGGGTATTAGTCCCAAACTCGCCGTGCTGAAATACCAATTAACTGCCTGTTGATATGAGTCCCAAGCCTTGCTCACGTGTTTATTGACCAACTGCTCACAATGCTGTATGTCGTTAGTGATCTCACGTGCCTGGTCCTCTGGGAACGTGCCGCTCCTACCCGCAGTGTCTATAACTGGTTTGTAAGAGCACGCACTCATCAAAATCAACGTAGTTAATAATAATGCCTTGTTCATTAATACACCGTCCTCTTAAACTTGACCAATTGTACCTCCACCGTACAATCTGCGTGTTTAGCCTTAACGGTCTTGCTGAAAAGACCCGCTTCTACCTTCTTGTTCTCGTTTGACACTTGCTTCATCTCAAACGATTCGTTTTTGTCTTTGTCTATGATTGTAGCCAAAGCATATAAGCCCTGTTTCGCCATAGTGTTGTCCTCCTTGTTGTTGTTGTATTTATTATACTTTATTTCGGGGTATTTCGCAATCAGTTTGTCAAACAATTTACGCCTGATAGCGACTTTGTTGTCCTTCAACTGCTTGTTTAGATATCTGGCCCTCGTGCTGTCCAATGTGCCTGCCCTAGCAAGATCGCCTTTCTCGAAGCAGTATTTGATGCTGGCCTCGTCCCATTGCTTCTTGTAGTCCGCAAACACTTTGTCCTCCTGCTTCTTGTCCTTGAGCAGTTTATTGAACTCATTGTATTCTTTGCCGTCAAAGATCACGTAGTTTAACTCCGGGCAATAGTCTTTAAAGTTCAGAACCCTTTTAGGGTATTGAGGTTTGCCATCTTTCCATTTCATTATTTTAGGCGTTTTATCTGACATCGCCCAACTTAATTGTTGGAGATCTGTACTAAACGCCATAATGCTCTTGCTCTGGTCTAATCCCAAATAGTGCTGTGCCAACCATTTCTGGTGTTGCCAAGCATCACTGGTCTTGTAGTATCGCCATTGTGAGCCCAAGCCTAATTTGCCCGAGTACTGGTGCTTCCTTGTTATGCCTTTGCTTTTAGCCACGCATATTACTACCTCACGGCTACAATCATCTTTTTTAGCAAGGTCTATCTCTACTTGTTCTAACGGTTTTACAATCATCTGTCCTCCTTTGTTTGCCTACAATCTTTAACCATCGGTATTGTCTCCTTTGCTTGTTTGTGTAGCAGTTCGTATGCCTCGTCAATAGTCTTTACAGAACCAACTACTTGGGGATTCTTACAATACACTTCATACTTGATTAGATTAACTTCATCGTCGTGTTGTTGTATTTCAAACATAAACATATTACGCCTCCTCCTTGTTGAATGCTTTGTTGTACCATCTCTTCGCCACGTCATCTTGATAATTGTAGTTGTAATGACCGTACGCCGTTTTATGGGTGTATCTCTTGCTCAATACAAAGCCCTCCAAAGCGTCCTGTAGTCTATGTACGAGCTCAAGCCTCTCGCTGTACGTCAGTCCTCGGGGTGTCGCAATTGATAAGTCCTGATTGTAGTTGCTCGCCAACCAAACCTCGCCCTCCCCCGGCAATCTGGGCTCTAATTTATACTTGGGCTTGATGTGTTTGTCCAAACGTAGTGCGGTACGTGATTCTATATATGCCCTAGCCTTGTCCCTGATCGACCTCTGTAGTTTGTCCTTTATCTTTTCATAGTCAAAGTCAAAGTCATTGATCTCGAACTGCCAAAGCAGGTTCCTCGCCGTGTGCTTGTCCGTCAGTTTGCCGTTTTGTTTGAGCCAACGCCTAAACACCTTCCTCATCTTCTGCTGTGAGCCCAACATCTCTAGGGTCAATTGCTCATCGATGTGTTTGTACAACTTGTCCAAATTAACCGTGTATGCCTTCTCGCTCCTGTTGTTGGTTATGGTGTATTCAACGGGCTTGTATAACTTGGTTAGATCATATTTTTTCATTGTTGCCCCCCGGGTCGCCCTGTTGCCACACAAAGTCAGTCGGACTATGTCCATTCTGCTTGACCTCCTGTGTGTTGTGCTCATTTTGTTTGAGTTTGTGAGCAAGTATGTGCTTCTCTTCCTCGATAGCCTCTTCAAGTTGCTCTATCTCCTTCTTCAAGGGCACTAACTTGTCCATAAAGAACTCCACACGTAGTATGAAGTCATTTATGACTGCTATGTCTTCTTTGTCTGCCATTTTATGTTCTCCTTTGTTTAACATTATGTATTTATTATAGCACAAAGCCATATATGTGTCAATTGATAAAAAGTCATCATCTATGCGGTTTTGTTGTGCTTGTTCTTACAGAAGTCCCTGTTCTTATGGCTCTTATAACTATGACAGTTCTTACAGAGCGTCTGTATGTTGTCTATGACGTTATTACATCTATCGCCGTCTATGTGATCTAGTTCTAACACACCCGGGTATGGTATGTGAGCGGAGCATTCGTATCCCAACCTCGAGTCCCTGTTCTCGCAGTACGTCTTCTTCACAGCCACCACGTGCTCGTCCAATGGTTTAGCACCATATGACGCGAGATGACAGCGTCCGCACACTGGTCGCCACCGTTTAGTGCCGTTCTTGTGTGTATGGCTGTAGGCCACCTTGTTTGAGCAGTTGATGTTGATACACCTAGGGATTGAATCGTCGTGTAGCATAGGTCTGACAGGTCTGTTCTGGTGTGTTGAATCCCGTGTAGTTGGGGCAGGGCCAACCGTCTATGAGCTTGACCCTTGTGTGCCACAACGCAGTGCCGCACCCCTGTAAGGACAAGAGTGTTATGAGGCACAGCACCGCTGTTGTTCTGTTAAATCGTATTGACTTCATATTGTATGTCCTTGAGGCGTTGTGATATCTCCCACACGCCCTGGCTTTGTTCCTGTCCCTGTAGATACACTCGGGCGTTGTCCAAGTCCGCCTTGCTCCTGTGCCTGAACCACTCCACGTACTGATCACGTGTGTTGAACCATATGGGGAAGCCCGCGGGCACTGGTGCCCCAAGTTCCACCAATAGCCTCTGTGCCTGATACTGCCGTGCCCCGCTCATCGCGTCGTGCCCGACGCTTCAGCGTCGTCCCCCGCGTTAGACAGCAGTGCGGCCAATACGTCCGCTATGGCCCGAGTGTGTGCCCCAGGGTGTATATTGACGCCGGATACTTGGCGATCGAATATGATCAGGCTGGGGCCACGCTCGCTTGACTCCAACTGCGATCGAGCACGTGTGATCGTACAGCCGGGTTCAAAGTCTGTCTGGGTGTAAATGTTGATGCCCTTGTATTGTTCCATTATGATCTCCCCACACTGGGGCACACGATTGAAACTGGGAATTGACCCATAACTGATGTGCCCCGTGTTGGTCTGTTTATAGAGTTTAAAAAAATAAACATAGTGTCATTGTAGCACGTTTGAGCAAATGTGTCAAGGCCCCAATTGTGATTAATTTTTACAACGCAACTGGGCCGTGTCTCCGATGTCATTTCAAGCGACGCCACTCTATGCCGCCCTCGTGTCAATTTCTTGATTGTGTATGGCGTGTGCCCGTGAGGGGTAGCCCTTGCTCACCCTGGGAACTCGTGTGCCACACACGCCATACTTTATAAGAGCAAAGCACACGGTCCCGTTCATTAACTCTGTTTCACCTCGTTAGTCATTAGTGTCTTGAATCGCCTAGCACCCACTCGCTGTCGTGCCAACTCCTCTATGGTGCTGGGGTCATCGGTCTCCACCACAAAGTCATTCACCACTGGTTGCTTGTCCGTGTTGTATGTCCTGTAGTATGGGTGCGAGTCGTAGTGCTCCGTATATACTTTGTATATCTTGTACGCCATTACTGGTCCTCCTTCAGTATGTCCAACAGCACTTCCTTGCTGTTGCCATAGTCCAATACTGCTTGATACTGCTGTTGTGTCAGTGTAAAGTCTAGGTCGCCGTCCTCGAAGTCGGAGTCGTGATCTACCTCATATGTGTTGTGATCAAACGTGCTGTGTATGTACTCCGCTTGGGGCCAACTTATCCTCGTGTGCTGGTCCCCGGGCTTGGAATCGTTCGCTCTCATTGTGATGTACATACCCCTTGTTTTGTCTTGATCGAAGCAGGCCGTCATTGTGTCCGCAACGTGTTGTCTCAATTTGCCGTACATTACTTGACCTCCTGTATGGTTGTGTCAGCGTTGTACAGCTCCTGGTTGTGCTCCAGGGCCATATAGCAGTCCGCCTCGTCATACGCTTGATCCCAATCCTGGGCCTCCACGTAAAACTCTATGTGCTCGCTGTCGTTGGTCTCATTGTCCCATAACAGCGTCATCACTTTGTATCTTTTGTTTGTGTTCATTTGTCTTGTCCTTTGTAGTATAGTGCCCGTATGCTTCATTGCGTACTATTAACACTATGTATTTATAATAGCACACAACACACAAGATGTCAAGCGTCAAAACCCCCATAAAAGACACTTTTTTGACGATTTTTTTACCATTTTTTCTGTTTCCTAGGCTTGACAGGGCGGAAAAGTGTGCTATAATCGGGCTCAACAGGGCTTTTACGCTGTAAAACGTTGAAATCATTGAATCTTTTGTGTTTAAACAAAGTTAGACGGGGCCGGGCAAATACCCATACTATATCAACCCTTCTGTAGTAGCCATTTAACCTTCTGTGTGTGCTCTTTACCAACCTAAACGTCTTGTAATCGCCTGCTAATCTTGGCTCAAATTCAAACGTTCAAGCATACTCTCGAGATTGTGTGTGCCCTGCTTTACTGCTCGCTTTAAGGGCTGTTCTTGGTAAGCGTACTGCTGTTGCCGGTCAAACACGTCTGCCACCGCGGGTGTTGTGTCATAGTCAGTGTGTTTCATCCCCACTATGCCGTTGTAAGTGTCTAGCACCGTGTTGTCCTTGCTGGTGTGTATCGTGAGGTTGTGTATGGTGTTCAGTGTGTTCAGTTTGCGTTTGATGTCCGTGATGTCAGCGCCACAGCCAAGATTGGTCTTTACGCCACCCAGTCCCTTGGCCCTACTGCGTGTGTCCCGGCGTTGCTTGGCCTCTGCCTCGGTGTAGTCCATATGTAGCACGTGTATGGGTGCTGACTCACTCAGTGTGTGGAACAGCTCCAGGCTTTGGTGATACAGCCCCTCGAATGCCAGGTGTGCGCCGTGTTGCGTGGCCCATTTGGCCCATTGCTCTATGCTACGGCTTGACTTGACGTAGTCCCCGCCCTCCATATTGTGCGTGATGTACCAGTCCTGTCCGGGTGCCTTGGTGCCGCTGTATGATCCCACCACCCAGCAGTCCTGTCGGGGCGTGTGTGCGGTCGTGTCGTCCCAGCATCTCGTGAGTAGCGCCTGTCCCGTGGTGGTGCTCTTGAGGAACACCCTGCTGTGTGTGTAGCTCTGCTTTATGGTGCGTATGGCGTGGCTCTTGCCAGATCCGCTAGTGCCCAGTGCTGTTATGTACATAAAATCCCCGCCATATTTACCTGTAGTATAGCACACTACTCAAAATGTGTCAATGACTGCTGTGCGTCGTTGTGTGTAAGTCTATGTGGGGGTTTGTGCGTGGGCTTTGGGGCCTGGTCCGCTCCTGTATAAGCACGTGTAAGAATCGCGGGGTTGGCCCCTGGGCCTTGTGCGGCGCTGTGGGTTGTGATATGCCTCACTAGGAACACAGCGCCTAAACCGGACAGCATACGTCTTGCCTCTATCGAGTACAAAGGAGTGTTTCAGTATGGCGAACTGAAAGTGCTTCCCGGCATAAAATTATTTAGCGTGGGCAAACTCACATAAGTAAAAATGTTAGGCACACTTTAGGCACGTTCAACAACACACATAGATGACAGCCAAGGCAACAAGGAGTTTTACACACCCTCTGAATTGTGTAGAGTACTAGGGCTGTATGTACGCCCCTGTTAGGCAAGGACAGGTTAAACAAATGGGCAGTCAATGACGGGACTTTTTGGAAATTTTGGGTCCCGTGCTTTGCTACAATCAAGCGGACCAACAGGCGAGTAGCAATTTGGAAATAGCCATCCCCGAGGGGGGTGCGTGTGATACGGAACACCCAGCACGCGGCAATTGGTGAATCGTTGGTCATCTGTGAGATGTATTTTTAGCATTCTTGCTAAAAGTCATCTACCTTGAAAAGAAGAAGTGAGAAACGCGTGAGTGTTTCTCAATTGAGTGCTTTAGCACTCATCTTCTTTGAACCTAGTAAATATCGCTATGACGTCGCACAACATAGTATGGTTCAATGGTCCCAGTGCCGGGTTCTTCATACACACCCTACAGAAACAGCACTGCGAGATCGGCTGTAATCACATATACCGAGACAGGAACGTTGATCACGTGGTCGTGTTCGATCAACAGATGTTTCAGCACATACGGAGGGGATCACACACGCTATGGACCAAGAGCGGCAACAAGCACCCGGACTTCAAAGAGATTGGCTACCCACTGCGACTACAACCACACAACAGCGGCGTTTTGGCGTTGAGGCTGGCCATAAATCTCAAGCTGGAGCACGTGTTCGTGGTTGGCTGTGATTGGGGCGTGTCAAACGTCAGCAGATATGACTATGGCGCCAGGAACAGCGAGCTCAAATACACGAATGGTCAGAAGAGGATAGTACGGGAGATGAACAGGGAGATAGACATCACGTTCGTGAGCGCCAACAGCGATCCCATAGACGTGCCGTGTGCTACAATCGAACCTTCAGCGTTCTTGCGTTGCCTAGATAGTTAGATTCAAACTTACAGGTATGATTATTGCCACCCTGACAGGTGTGCGTGTTAGGCGGCTTGCCCCTCGTGGGTCTGCCCGTGGTCTTGCTCACGTGCCTCCTTGTCTTCGTACATCTGAAAGTGCCCAGTTGTTCCGCTAAAGCCGTGAATTTAGCGGGGTCCATATGTCCTTAACTTGCTACTTCTGTGTTGTCAGAGAAGTATCTCCACACGCCGCCCGCGTAATACACCGGTGTATCCACCGTGCTGTCTCCATCACTGGCCATAGCGATCATACCGTCCTGGAGGTCGCCCCTGGCGTAGAGCTGTGCCCTGGTCTGCGGGTTTAACTTGATCACGCTGTTGATGTTTAGACGACCCGTGTTGGGTGTCAGCGTTAGGTCTGCGGAACTGCTTGATATTATGGTGTCCGGCAGTTGGGTGTTGGTGATCTTGCTTGATGCGTTCAATCCCGCAACGCCACTGGCCTCATTACGTCCGTTAATGATGTTTGTTATCTCGTCCAGCGCCGCTTTGAGGTCAGCCCTCGCTGATGCTGGGTTGTCTGTGCCCGAGTCTAGATTTGCTGTTGATATGTTGTTTGCGTTAGTTGGCCAAGCCATCTTCTATCTCCTGTTTGTTGTATTTACACACTACACTCTCACCACGTTGCCTGCGATGTCCATAGCCGCCAAGGGCAGTCCCTTGACCAACAGATCCACCGTGCTATTCACGTCTTCTCCCGTGTTGGGTTTGAGCAGTTGTATGGTTATTGTTGTTGATACCACGCTGTTGGTGTTAGCACTGACGAATCTGCCCAGGGGCAGTGTCGTGATCGTGATCTCCGTGGAGGCATCACTGGACACGTAGTCTGAATTGACGTAGTTGTCCGCCACATAGATGCCACCCCCCGCGGTCTCCTCGTCATCTGTTATGGTCAGCGTTGGCGTTATCCCCACGTAATTCACCGAGCTGTATATCTTACGCAATGGTACAACCCTCGTGGTGCTTGATCCATCATCAACGGTGCTGGTGTCGAAGTTTTCCACAATCTCCTCCTGCGGTTCAGTGTCCAGCGTGATGTCAAACCCAGTAAATCCCTGGGGTGCTGTGTTGATGCCGCTGTTGATGTTGAATGTAAATCTGTAGTACCTAAACTTGCCTATCGTGCTGAAGTACGGGTCCGTGTCCTTGGTCAGCGTGATGCTACTTACGCCACTGCTCATATTGGCCACGTTGCTACCCTCTATGGTTATGCTGGGCTTGTCATCTTCGAGGAACGCGGCGGTGCTGGTCGTGCCATCCCTCAATGTTGTTATAGTGATCAGGGGCAAAACGGTAGCTTCCGAGCCGAAGTCTATGATGTCCGTGGTGAATTCAACCGTTGTGGAGGTTGATAGATTCTGATACCATCCCGTCCAGTTGTCCCAAGTGCTGTACGGCGCTGATCCCAAGTCATCCCAAGTCAAACTGTCCTTGGGCAAGTAAATTCCCTGTCCTGCGTCAAAAAAACCTGTCTTTGCCATACTATGATCCTAACTGACTCGCTCCTATCGTTGTCTTTAAGTTGTTCGTGATGGGGTCTGAACTCAACTGACCACCACTCTGTTCATATGTTTCAGCCACGGTGTGATTCAGTGCTGTAGTGAAATCACTTACCCTGTTCAATTCATTCCGCACCCTAACCCTCACGTCGTAGCTCTCGCCCAACGCCACTGGACTTATGATCGCCTGTGTGTCTGATGTTTCTAGCACGGTAAAGAATGTTGTGTCGCTACTCTTCTTGTATTGTACTATGTAATTGACCACAAACGGATCTGACGTAGCCGTCCAATTCACCTTTAATCTCCTAATTGTGTTGCCCTCGCTGTCTATGAGATTGAAGCTTGACCCACTGCTCAACGTCAAACTGCTTACCCCATCAACCTGTAAGGGATTAGGTAAGTTTATAGTTGGTTTCTCTGGCGCCACACTCTTGGCCTGTACTGCGTAGTCGGCGCTGTTGTGTTGTGTGCCGGTGAATGCTATCTGTCCCTGTGATGTTAGATCAACGCTCTGTATTCTAAAGATGCTGTCCAGGCTAATGTTGTCATTCACCACCCTCACTAAATCACCCACGCTGATCGTGGCCGTGTCCGTGGTTGTCTGTAGAGATATGGTCTGATTGGTCCTGCTCTTCTTAACCATCACCTCTGCCATTTGTAGAGCCTGCTCCCTGTTGGTGATCATATTGAACGTGTATTTCTTCTCTAGCCTTATACCGTCTTCTGCTAAAAATGTTAAATCATCAGCACTACCGTCCTCGGGATACACCACCTGTTCTGCTTGGTAGTCAGCGTCTGGATCAACAAACGTTAGCACCGCCCTGTTGATCTTGTTCTTCTTGCTGGGTGCCTGTAGCGACACGCCGCCAACTATGTGATCAGTTGTTATGGTGTAAGAAGTGCTGGGATCCGCTGGGGTCGCCGTGATGTCCGTGTCGTCGCCACCGTGTTCTATTTTTAAATGGTACTGCCCTATCTGGTAAGGCATTATACCCCTGAAACTGCTCAACAGCATCTTTGTGTTGTTCATTAACGTCTGTCCTGAATCAACTACAGAGTCAGTGGTGAATGCTTTGCCTGTGGTCGTGTCCGTGTAATCTACGACCTGATCACACAGGTCTGCCGCTACTTTGAAACTTGTGAAGTCGAAGCTGTCGTTGGGTAGTCCCTTGCCGTATCTCGGGTTCCTCATATAGTCCAACAGCACACTGACTGAGTTGTTTGTGAATGTTGTGGTCTCGTTGCCGTATGTGGTCGAGTGCGATGCTGTGAGTGTTGTAGCATCAAAAACTTTCTTGCCCTGTAGTAAAATGTTGATCTTGGGCATTCCCCTATATGGGTTGTTGTCCGCGTCTTCCTGTGTCTCAATCTTCTTCCATTCAAACCTACACGCCACGTAAGCCAATCCCGATAGCGTATGATCTGAACTCCAGTTGGGTGTCTCTTGTAGCAGAGAACTAACCGGCTGCGAGTCCCTGCCGTCAAAGAACTGTACCTTTAGCCTATCGCTGTATGGTCCCGAGCTCGGTGTCGCTTGTGTGTTATGGGCATATGAGTTAAGGGGCACCTCGTTGTCATCGAGATACAACTTGGTGTAGCCATTTACCTGTCCCTCACTCACTACGAGTGCTATGTACAGATATTTGTTGTTTGAGCCGTCCGTGCTTATAAACACACGACTGCCACCAACCCTACGTGTGCCATACACTATGGGAACTGGATTTACGGCGCTGTCTTTATTGACCAAAACGCCTTGTATTGCTTGAGCCTGTGCTTGTTCGATTCCCGGCGCACCCATATCCATACCAAAAGGCATTCCCACAATGCTTAAGGCAGTCTCGAATATATCCACAGCGGCATCTACTACGATTTCAACTGCGTCAATGATTATATCAATAGCGTCTTCTACTATGTCTATAGCATCTTCAATTATCTCGCCTGGACTTGGGCACATACTATAACTCCTTCTTGAACAAGTGTCCAACGGTCTTAAACTTCATAAACTTGTAAAGTTTCTCGACCCTGTCTCTTGCTATCTCTACGGTGCTGCCTGGACGGAACTCTCTGGCTCCCTGTTCCTTTGCCCATTCAGTGGCCGCGTTAATTAATCTTATGGGAACAAAAATACTTTTCCTGTGCTTGGGATCAACGTACAACGCTAGGTCATTAGCGACCTTTTCATTATTGAAGTAGTAGTTGTTTATGACCACCACTATACCGCCTATTATCTCACCCTCCTTCTCAGCCACGAAACCAACTCCCTTATCGGTGCTCATCAGCGTCATAAAGGTGTTTAAAACTTTCTGCCTGTCAAAAGTCATATGGGCATACGCACCCTCGTGCCACATAGACTCGCCGAGGTCCAATATCGTTTCGAAGTCATCATATGTCCATTTACGTATGTTATATTTCATATTCTTTAGCGTATATCTTCTCTTCTATGTTGAAGCCCAAGTTCAAAAGGCTGTTGTCGTCAATGTTCCTGTTGCTTATCCTTAAACTTTCTATGTTCTTGTTCCTACAAAATGTCTCAAGCTCATCAAACAATCTCACAATGTTGTCGTTGGTCTGAAACTTGGGCTCTATGTAAAAGTATTGTAGATTAGCGATGTTTTTCTTGGGTGCCCAAGGTGCTTGATTGACAAACAGGAACGCGAACCCGATCAAAGTCTCGTTATGGTAAAGTCCTATGCTACCCTGCCAATAAGGAGATACCAACGATCTCTTGATGTACGTGTAAAAATGTGTCTCGTCATAATCAACGCCAAACAGGCCCGTCTCGTGTAGTGCCTTGTATCCCAACTTGGCCACCTGTGTAGCGTCTTCGGTCGTTAGTGCCCTCGTGTAAATTAGATCTATTCCCTGCCCCATTTTATGTCCTTTACTATTTGATTGCTAAACTCCATACCCTTGTCATTATTGAAGAATAATTGTTGGCTCGCCACGCTGGTTGTCCTGCCCGCGGTCTTCTCAAAATCAGCGAACTGACTAGCACACTGGATCGTGATCGTTGCCGTCTCCTGTGCCTCCGCTATCTTCCAAGCAGTTATCCTGCCATCGAAGAACTGGAACACCTTTGTGCTGTTGAACTTGCCCGTTGTGTCAAATATACATCTGTACAGCACCACACGTTTGTCTATGTAGTTGTTGTTGAGCACAAGCCCAACGGTAGTTAGATCAACCGCAGTGAAACTGATGTCTAGAGTATTGACCGTTATGGAGCCGCTCTCCTTGACGTTGCCGAACTCCAGGAACTGTCCTTGTGCTAGATAAACATTTGTGCCTGTGTCTGGTGCCGTTGGGCTGTCGTATCTTATGTCTATGTTGGCGTTGGTGAAATACACAGCGGCGTCGAAGTGTATCTCTATGAGATCAGCAGTTAAGATCTTTGTCTGTGCTAAAGCATCTTGTATGGTGCTGTCCAAGTTCCTGGGCATTACGTGTCCTCTCTAACATTAATCTCGTATGTGAATAGTTCAGGGTTGCCAACGCTGAACTGCTGTTGATCGCTTGTTAAAAAAACTTTGAAAGGAACGTTGTTGTATTGTACCGTAGTGCTTGACGTGGTCGCCGTCCTCAATGTTGGGAATATGGGCAAAGCGTCTATGGTCGAACCATCTAAATTGACGTCCTCCGTTAGCATATACACCTTGTCGTGATTGCTGAATTTTATTAGATCACCACTCTTGAGCGTGCCAGTGCCTCCACTTACGGGCACGTTGCTTGATGTAGCGGAGTTGTCATAATCGCTTGTAGTCGCTTCCGCACACGTTATGGTGCCTGAAGCCGTACCCCTCGTGCTAGAGATCAACGGTGGTACAACGGTGAAACTATCAAACTTACCGCCCTGTTTCATTATGAATGCCATTATGGGCATATAGTCTTCCCTGCTCAACGGTGGGGATACTAATTTGAAACTGAAGTGTTGGCTGTTGATCTGTGCCCTCTGTGTCCTGCCCGAAAGAGTCTGTGTTGTCCTAGTCTGTGTGTTGCTCTTGAACTCCATAGTTGTGAAGCCCGCTGTTGGGAATGTGCCTGCCATTATACTAATGCCCTCCTGCCTTGTTCATTCAACGCTTGATTGATCATTCCAATGAATACGCTTTGTCTCGATCTAATCAGCTTGTCAAAATCACGTGTGTCTGTTGCTGTTATGTTGAAGTTTATGTTTATGGTTTGTTGTCCGCCCGCTAGTTTGTCATTAGGCACAACGGTTCCAGTCCTTCCCGGCACAAAGAGCTCGGGTCCAGCTTCACCAATCATAAACGGTTGATTACCTATCGTTGTACCACCCTCTTCCCTGCCTGGGTATTGTTGATTCCTAATTACTGCCACCTGTGCCAGTCCCGAAGCAACTATGGCTCCCGCTAACAACGGTCCGAATATACCACCCTGTGCCAACGCCTTCGTAGCACCTTGGTATGTGTTGATCACCGCCTCTGTTATGGCTACCGCCTTGTTAAGTTCGAAAGCACGTTTATTGACCTGTGCTATCTGTTCTAAAGCACTACGAGCCCCCGCTACCGCTACTTCTCTTTTCTCTTCTTCAGTAGCGTTTGCTAGATCTAGGTCTTTGAAGTTTCCCTGTCGTACAGCACTGATCCTTGCTTCTTGGTTTCTTCTAATTTGTTCTAGTTCTCTGTCGTAAATGGCCTTACGTTTTGCCGCCGCGTCCTCTTCTATCTTCTGTATTCTCTGTGCCGCAACTTCATAACTGAATGCTTTCTTTTCAAGTCCTTCTTCTATTAATGCTTTCTGCTCATTCTCCTTACGTATTATCTTGTCAAGTTCGTCTTCGTTTAACCTGTCTATAGTCTCCAACGCACTCTTGTTTTTCTTTAAGAATTCTTCTATAGCATTCGCTTCTCTTTTGATCTGTTCGATCTTTTCCTTACGTTGTTTCTTCTCTTCCCTTAATCTCTGTGTGGCTCTCTCTACGCTGGCGTTGTAGTGTTCGTTGTGCTCCGTTAGTTCCCCAAGCTCCTCGCTCGTGCCCATAATGTCCTGTATCAGCCCATCTATCTCGTCCCTGAACACGTATAGTCCCGCCAACGCCGTGCCCGCTAGCAACAGGAACAACGGATTCTTCAGCATAACCGCCGTCAAACCTCGCACTATGCCCGTCAATGCCACGAGTGTGTTAGCGAACTTGACGAAACCGTTAGCAACACCTATTATGGCCAAGCCCGCGAACGCCACCTTTAAAATCTCTATGTTGTCTTTTAGGAATATTACTGCCTTGCCCGCATTTATAGTAGCACCCGCAAGTGCCTTACCAACGCCTTCAGCGAAATCATCTAGGCCATCTTGGTTCTCATCAAAGAACTTGTTGAGATCGCCCAGCTCGGTTTTCAGTGCTTCAAAAAATGATTCATTGACCGTGGTTTGAAATTTAAAGAATTTATCTCCCAACATCGAGAGCGTACCCTCTAACGTGTTAGCAAACTCCTGTGCCGCGTTGCCGAACTCACCGCCAGCGCCGAACACTTCCTCGAATCTACGTCTCGTCTCCTCCGCCGTTGTCCTCACGCCTTGTTTGAATCCCAGTAATGCTAACACACCCCTTTCTCTGAATATGTCCGCACTCGCCGCACCTGTACTGAACGCCCTCTGTATCTGCTCACCAGCAGTCCTAAAGTCAATGCCCGATACAGCCGCAACGTTTGCCGTTATGCCCAAAACGTCATTTAGTTCCTCGGCGTCATCTGCTACGATAGCCAAGTTTCCCGATGCTAACGCAATGTCTTGAAGGCTAAAGGGAACGCCCGCCGCAAAGTCCGTAAGTGTCTTGAATGCCCTCGCACCCTCTTCAGCACTTCCGAACAAGAACTTAAATCGTAGTTGTAGTGATTCTACTTCCTTACCAACGCTGACGAGACCCTTAACAAACCTGGCCGCACCTAGGCCCGCTAAAGCAACTCCAGCCAGCGTGGCTGCCCTGCCAAAGGACATCAATGCTTTTTCGTTGTTCTTTAAGGCACCGCCCAGTGCTTCCACATCGCGTTTGCCCTGTACCTTGGCTCGTATGTTATAGTCCTGTGTCGTCATCGTCTATTCTTCGTCCTCGCTCTCGCTTGACGCATTTGCTTGTTGGCCGCATCTGCCTCAATTTTAAGATATGCTATCCACATATCTATCTCCAACGCCGTCAGTTCCATTACCTCGGACACACTCTTCTTCAGCCTGTCCGCCAACATAAACAGGAACCTTGTTTCAGCGTTGGCGTTTATTCCTTTACAAGTTCGTCAATCTTGGGTTTTAAAGCCGCGTTGTTGATCGTACCTGCCACTTTAGTGATAACGTTGGGATCCGCCTCATTCATTAAAACTATCCTGTCAGCCTCGTCAAATATTTTGTTGCCATTGCTGTCTAAAGCCTTTTGAATCAAAGACTCCACAAGTGCCTCAACTATCTGTCCCTTGCTCTGTAGTTCTAACACTTTCGACTCCACTCTAAACGGGTATGTTGTCTTGTAAAAGACGTCCATATCCCACTCATCCACGTGTAGTTTCATAGCGTCTCCGCCTATCTCTTTGTGATAGTGTTTTGTTATTTTTTCTAAAGTTTTACTCATCGTATTATTTTTCCCTTCTGTCTGTTAGACACTTCCCTCGACGCTGGTCGGTAAAAACCCCGAGGTGCTTGTTTCGAATAGCCTTCATCAAGTCGCTGTATATAAGGTACGGTGTTCCGTAAATTATAATTCGTGTTGGATCTCTTCGCAAGTCTCCAATTGCTCCTTGCCCGACCTGATCGCTTCGGTGTGTATTTCTTGACCGTAGTTAAAAGATCTTTGGCTATTGAGCGAACCATCTGATTTAGATTCCGTTCAAAATCAGCAGTTGCTTTGACCGAGTTAGGTGATATACTAACCTTAAACAAGTGTATATCTCCTGTTATGTAGCCGCTATTGTTAAGCCTGTTCCAGAACCGTTGTTAGTTCCTTGAAACGAGCAAGTAGCTTCTACCATTCCATCGAATGTACTGGTGATCGAGAAACCTGTGATTATAACCTCACCTGTTAATGTCATACCAGCAGTCTCACCTGATGGGTATAGTTTTAATGTAGCTGGTGCTGAACCTTGAGTCCTCAATGCTTGTTGTGCCGCATCGCTGTCCCTCATAAAAAGATCCATTGTACCACTGAAGTCAGTTAAACCCGCTTTGTATGATCTCACACCGCCCGAAGACATATTAGTGTCTTCAATAGTTTCGGTGTTAAGGTCAATACTAAAAGATCTAACAGACGCCACATTTGTTAAAGAATCAGAAACGTCAAACTCGACCCTTCCTGCTTCTCCTGTGTATGTAGTTGTATTGTAAGCCATTAGTTAGCCTCCTCATTATTGTTGATTAGGTCCTCGGGTCCTTCGAGTCCCACATCTATTCTTGGTTTAAGCACCACGGGCTCATCCACTTGGACATCACGCACAATCCTTTTACGTGATCTCTTCATTGATGGCTTCTGTGGTGTCGATGGTTCATTGTATGACCAACCATCTTTCAGTCTTGCCTGTACCTCTTTCGATGGTACAAGTTCTGAATTCCCTTGTTTGTCCCATAATTGTATTCTCATTATAGTACTCCTTTCAAGTATTGATATCTAACCTCAACCGTTATTACTACCTCACCGAGGGGCAGTTCTCTCTCCACCACCTCTATGTTTGATATCCTCGTGCTGACCGCGTGTATGTTTCCCGCGTCCCTTGTTAGATCTCTGTCCCTCGACACTTCCAGGATCTCCTCAACCCTCTCGACTATGTCGTTCCTCAAAGTGTCTATCTGTGTGCCTCGGACATAACATTTCAATTGTATGCTCATTATGCCCTCACGTAAATCTGTTGATATGTCGCTCCTGCTCTCGCTCAATGTGTTGATCAGTATGGCCGGGAATTGTGTGATCGCTATCTTGCTGACCTCGAAGAACTCCCTGCTGACCAATCCCGGTGCTGGCTCCGTCATATTGAGCAGTTGGTCGTGTATGTTTTTTGTGATGTTTTCCCTTGCTGACATTACCTAATTAGCCTACCTTGATAAAAGGACTGTTTCTCCGCGTCAGAGAACGTACCACTGCTGTCAAGATCGTAAGCAACGCCAACTTGTAGTATGGCGTCAAACTCCTCACTAAACTTCTGCTTGTAGTACATCATCTTCTCCCTGAACACATCTCCTTCTACCTCAAACGTTGATAAACGGGGATATATGTATTCGTGTAAAACGTGATACACAGCGGCCCTGGTGAATTGAGTAGTGTCCAATCTGCTTGGGCTTAATTTCGTATTGACGCCCACCACGCTGATATCTCTCGTAGCGTAGTTGGCCGTCGGCCACCAACGTATGTTTAGTAGTCTAATAAGGTCATCATAAGTCTTCTCGTGTAATGAAGTAAAGTCTTGTATGCCGTAGTTTTTGATGTCTGGCTCGTATTCCAGTATGTCTGAATCTGTAGCAAATGTAGCCATTGAGTAAAGTCCTTCTTTAATTTCTATGTTCTACTAAAGTCCTTCTTTAGTACAAGTATTTATTTGTCTCGGGCGTTGTAAGGGGAACAAACAACGCCCATAAGACCAGAGAGGTTAATTGTTAAATTATACCTCTTTGTTTCCTTTAACAAGAACCGCGTATGAAGCTTTAACAACGTTATTGCCTCTCGCCGTAGTACCAACGTACTCCGTTAATCTTCTCGAAACGTCTCTTTGGGTCTCGATTCTGATTGGTCTCTTGATGACGTGTGCGAATGCTTGGGGGCTAAAAACCGCACCAAGACCACTTGTAGATGTTGAATCATCCGCTATCGCAGTTGATTGAAACATCTTCACGTTAAAGATCTTGCCAACGAACGCTGATGATGATAATAAGTTATTACCAACGTTAGACAAAGCACCAGCCGCTCCAGATGAAGCATAACCGGCGTTCGCTAACACTTTAGCGATGTTGAACGCTTGTTTTGGATGTAAAACACAGAAGTAGTCGCCATCAGCATCTGTTGGTGCTGAATTGCCTCTTAATGTATATACCGCTTGTAAAATGTGATCTGGTGTTAATTCTATATTATCACCACCCACTAAAGGGTTAGCATTAAGTTTTGCTTCTGTGAATTGAGCAAAAGCGTCGGTGTCGATCTTTTCGGCTAAAGCTCCGCCGATCATAACGCCCACGTCTGAGCCCATATTTCTCGCTGTTGATTCTGCTAATAAGTCAGAAACATCAACTCTTGCCGCGATCTCTGATGCTGTAATATCTACTTGAGCAACTGATACCGCTGATTCTGAAACATCATCAGTCTGTGCTGGAGCACTGGCTGAGATTTCAGGATACACGGGGATTTGAGCAGTTAAGCCTGGAGTCCCTGTCATATCGTATGTGTTGAACACACCACCCGCAATAGATTTCTCAGAAGCTGTGAAGACCGCCTCTTGTAAAATATTGGTATAAAGTTGTGTGTCGTTTGATTGTAGTTCTGGTTGTGCCATTACTATCTCCTGTTAGTGCGCCTTATATCCTCGGTTTATAGACGTCGTGTCTTAACTTCTTATACAAAGCACGTTGTTCTGGATCGTTAAGATCCAACTTGTTTATATCAACCTTTGTAGCACCTTCAGTAGATGTATTCGATTTCGATCCGCTGCCTGCTGGTCCCGCCGCAACAAAATGAGCGTTGTCTCGTAAAAATGTGCTCACGAGTTGCTCAGTTGTCAAAGCATCACCCTTGTCAGTATAACGTGTCTGTCGCGATACTGGATCAACCACTTCGACCGTTCCGTCCTCATTCATCTTGACTTGATCCCTAACAAGTTTAACAACCTGTCCTGGGTTTATCGCTTTGTACTTGCTTGCCGCATCTAACAAAGCTCCATCAATCTTAATGTTTGACAGTTCTTGTGTCAAAGTATTGATTTTAGAGTTGGCCTTCTCAGCCTGCTCCCTCAATATCGTCTCGAACTCACCTTTCTTCTTCTGCTCTTCAAGTTTAGATTGCTCTTCCTTGTCAAGCAAAGTCCTGTAAGTCTCAACATCCACACCATCAAACTTCTTTAACACTTTAGCCTCTGTGGTGTGTTTCACCTTGGCCATTATGTTATCTACGTCTTCCTGTGTGTAAGTCTTCGCGTGTTGATCTACCGCGTTCTCCTGAGTTGGGTTGTTTTTTGTTTGTTCCGGTTGTGCCCCAGTAGCAGTCTCCGTATTCAAATCCGATGTTTGTGTGTCTTGACTCATCGTGTCCTCCTGTTGTTTGTCTCGGGCCGTATTTGCCCTACGCATTATTTATACGTTTAAAAGAATTGTGTGAAATCTTTGATGCCCCACGCTTTGTAGTAGCCAGTCTTCTTCAAAGTTTGCTGTGCCTTTTTGAGTTTGCCCATATCCTGTATGAACAACAACGGTGCTTTACCAAAACTAAAGCTCACGCCCTTGTGCTTGCCGTCATTGTCTGGGTGATCATACATCACGGCGAAGTTGGGGCTTAAATGATTACACTGCCTACACAAACGGGACAACTTGCGTTCCGTTATCTCGTAATTGAAATATAAGATGACAACATCCAAAGCAAGGCTGTTAAAAAGATCACAACACTGAGCAACCTGAGTGAGCACATCCACTTTAGCAGGGACGACCTGTACTTTACGATCCTTGAGTGCTCTTTCCGCAAACGGACAGATTGCCGCTCCACTCGCCTTATGAGTTTTAGCAACAACCTGTCTGATCCAATCTTCAACGTCTTTACTTCCTACGGCCACTTTTTTTAGACTTACGTCTGCCGCTCATTTTAGACATTGCTGGTTTTCTACGTCCGCTTCTTTTAGGTCCTGGCATCGTTTGTTTCCTCCTTTTTGATCTTGGAATTCTGTTTGTCAGCAAGGCTGATGCTGTACTTGTCGTGATGGCCATATATGGGCTCCCTTCCTATGTTCTGTACATCGCTGTACAATGATAAAATCTCCCTGCCCCTGTGTTTCGCAAACTTCCGCATAGCCCTCAACGCTCGTCTCGCCCTCTCCGCATAACGCCGCGATGGCCTCTCCAGTAGTTTCTCATACGCATTGAAGTAGTCTAGACACGCCCTCTTGAGTGCCAGATGTCCAGCTGTCTCACTGGGTTGTCTGTATATCCTTCTTACTTGTTTAGGCATTAATCAAATTCTATTAAGTTCCAGGGCATAGCACGCCCTTGGCTGTTCTTCACTACCTCACCTGTATCTGTGTAGTTCGCTGATTTTAACTTCTTGAAGCCATTTGATAACATCTTCTTTTGATACACGAGGCAAGGTCTTACCTTTCTTCCTCCCACGGAGTACTGACGGTGATGTGTTTGTTGTCCTCGCCTTGTCTTTATTCCGCTCACGCTCTTCTCCCATTACCAAAATCTCTTTATCTGATCTGAAAGCCATTCGAATGCCCTATCTATCGCATCTAACAACTTCATCATAA